CTCGATGGCCGCGAGGACCACACGCGATACGTCATCGAGTTCCCATGCGAGTCTCCGGCAGGGTCTGTGCTGGCGGCAGAGATGACTGCCCTGGAACAGCTTGAATGGGTGAAGCGCATGCAAACCGAGTGGGCAGACAACGCCGTCTCGGTAACCGTCTACTACCGCAAAGAGGAACTCCCTGCCATCAAGGACTGGCTTGCCGCCAACTACGACAACGGCGTCAAGTCCGTGTCATTTCTGCTCCACGCCGACCACAACTTCCCACTCCCCCCGTACGAGGAAATCGATGAAGACACGTACAAAAAGCTGCTCTCCAAGATTGACTTCTCCGTAGTTCTTTCGCCCGAGGCATTCAAGGACGCCTTGGACCTGGATGACTGCTCTACGGGTGCCTGCCCAGTCAAATGACGTGACAGGGCGGTCGGGCCTTGATATCCTACAGCAATGGGAATTACCGTAGACATCATCGTAATAGTGACCCTCGTTGCCATGTCTGTTTATATCAGGCGGCAAAAGGCAACAATTGTCTCGCAGCGAGCGTCAATCAACACGCTTTTTAAGGCCAACGCCAAGCTGTGGGATATGGTCGACGATAAGGCGTCTTAACGAAGACGGGTGTTGCACCTAGTGCAGCGCTCGGACCACGGGTAAGACTTGCGATACTGAATCGGGTGCTTGCAGTCGAGCTCTTCGGTTGCCGCTTCGTTGCAAACGCGCCTAACAAACTCCGCCATGGATACGCCCTGCTTCTCTGCGGCCTGCTTCCACCTGTCCTGGTCATAGTGGGTAGCTCGGACTATTACCTGCTTCATTACGGGCTCGCCTGCAGAGGAACCAGTGTTTGGCTTACGGGTTAGTTGCAGGGAGTCAGCAACTTGTTCCATTGCCGCCTCTATATTGTCGTAGTCCTCCGGGTCACTCACTATTGTCCTCAATTATCTCCGCGTCGACTATGTCCATGTCGTGAATATTTTTCTCATCACTAGACAATATCTCATTAACTGTTTCCAACGGGAGAACCCCAGAACGACCCATGATTTCAAGCAATTTACGCGCTTCGCTTTCGGGCGAAAATGCGGAAAGTTCAACAGTATCCCCCGCTGCGCCAGACAAAGTTGCACGCACGGGTTGGGACTGGCCCCCAGCAATATCCATCTGAATGTTGACGTTGTTTTGCTCCATACCCAGAAGCCTCGCACGCCTATCCATTATTGACAACACTTGTTGAATTGCCTTCATATCTGGCTCAACGCTCACTTCCGAGCCGTCATCGGTGGTTATACGTCGGTGTTGAGTCATGGGCCAGATGGACTGCTGTAAAGCATCCAGTCGTTCGAGTTCGAGACGCAGTACCTCCGGGTAAGCCAGAAGCGCTTCCCTGTTCATTTTATCCAGCTGCCTGCGTATAGAGGCGTTGACAGCGCTAGATGACATATTAAAGCGTCTGGCTATTTCGTTTATGGCGACGCCGGCTTGGCGCATCTTAAAGATGCGTAAGTCTCTTTCGGAAAGAAACTCACGTGACAGCGAATTGTTATTGGCCATAGCTATTCGACTTTCATAAATTCGAGGACCTCAAACGGGAATAGAGTTCCTCGCTTCATTTTAGTCGGCCATTCACGTATGTCACGAGCACCCCGAAAATGCCGGACCTCGTAGACGAAGCCCTCTGTTGCCGTCGGGTCGGGCTGCAGAGCCAGCCCAAATTCCGGCCAGCGTGACCACACCGACGAACCAAATGGGCGCAAATCACGGGCACCCATAGAGCCGAGTGGAGCGTGGTGCTCAAGCCAGAGCGCACACTGATAAATATCACGAATCTGGTCTAAATAGAGGGCTACTTCAATAGCAAGCGCTTCAGACGTTCGGGTGCCCGAATCGATGAACGACTTGTACAGGGGTCCGAGGCAGACGAGTTGGGGACGAACGCGGTCAATGTGCGCCTCAAAAACTGCGCGGCCCTTTGCACTGCACAGGTCTAGGCCATCGGGCTTGATAAGCAGGTGGGCATCAACATTCCTGGTGAACCCACGCGCAATTGCTGAGCCCATAATCTTTCCGGAGGTACGTCGGATAATGCGCTCCGGGTTTTCAAGGTCAAAGGTGAGGGTACGAATTTGCGGCATGCGCTGATAAGTGAATGGGTGGATGCCCGCAGCACAGCAAATAGCAACCTGCCGAGCAAGCATTGTTTTGCCGATGCCTTCGGCAGCAACGACGATTACACGCTCCTGTTTCTCAAGGACGCCGGGGATGACCCACTCATACTTCTCTTCAACGGCCTCTCTTATAAATGCTTCCCAAACAACAAGACGACCATCGTCTACTTCGGTCTGTTCGACAACACTGGACGTCAGAATCGACGTGAGACGGGTGAACACCTGGGAATCCGATAGCTCCGCATTGCCGAAGACTTCGAGCATTTTGTCTCGCACTGTCTTGACGTAGTCGCTAGCTAGGTCGGGGATGATTGCATTGCCCTCGTCGTCCAGTTCGAGCAGATTGTCTAGTCCGAGTCCCCCCTGAATGTGGTCGGTAATATCTTTGTGTTGCGGGCTAACCCACACATTGACAGTGCAACCGGCAGCGCGGAGCTTAGATGCAACGTCTAGCGCATGTTCGATACCCGGAGCGTCATTGTCAGCAATAACTTCGACATACGCACCTGCAAGACTTCGGGTATGTTCTGCGTCCCATACTCCCGCACCGCCCGTGGTAGTAGTGGCGATGATGCCCATCCCGACAAGAGTGTCAGCATCTTTTTCTCCCTCCACGACCCAAATAGGCGAGCCGTCTTCTACCCCGCGCACAACAGACGGCAGGTTGTAGAGAACCTTGCGAACTCCATCTAGGTCGTAAAGGTACGCACCAGCTTTGTCTGGGTCTGGGCGGCGCTGCCGAAAGGTCTTTTTACCTTCATCGTTTACCAGGCGGAGCTTTTCGAACAGCAGCACTCCGTTTTCGTCTACGTACGGATATGCCCTTACGAGACGATTCTTTTTTGCTTTTAGGGCTGTAGCGGGTTTGTTAGGATAGAGGTCCTTGACCTTTATCCCCAGGGCTTCACAAATTTGATTAACATCGCAAGGCGAGCCGTAGTGACATGCAAACAGCACTCGCCCATCATCCCCTTCGCGCACAGAAAGGGACGGGTTGTCGTCGTCAGAACGGCACGGGCAGCTTGCGTGCCAATTAGCCCCAGCCTTCTTAACATTTGACAGCTTGCTTAGCACTTTGTCTAAAGGGGTTTCTGTCATTGTTTTATCCTAGTTGCCGCCGGGTCGACGTATCCGGGAGTAACGACCCTAATTTGCAGTTCCTTACGCAGAACTTTTCGTTGACCTTCCGTCATTCCACCCCATATGCCGTGGAGTTCATGATGAAGCGCGTACTGAAGGCACGGGGTTTTTACGCGACAGCCATTGCACAGAGCAATCGCTTCTTGCATTTCCTTGGTAATCGACCTGGTACGCGGGTCTGGAAAGAATATGGACGTTGCTTTGGCTACACAAGCTCCCCCTACGGGTGGTTTTAACTCCACGGCAGGGACAGTAGACGATTAGAACCGGCGCGTCAACACCCGCCACGCGTACTTGAGTCGAACTGACAGTGGCGGTTTTTGATTTGCGATTGTCGAAGTTATGACTCGATGCCACGATTCGGTTGACTCATACACTTCGCGAATCATGATGTCCCAGTACGGAGAGTTCCGAGCCTTGAGCCATGCTTGGTCGTCAAATATTCCATAGTGCTCATATAGCGCTGCTTCTATTTCGGATTTTGAGCCGACAATCTCTAGCGACCATCCGGTTTGCGCCTCAATCGCACACATCATTGCGTACATGCCGTTTTCCCCATATGTGTCGTTAACAAATGAACTGACGTCGTTCATCATGTCGAACACAGTGCTCGGGTGCGCGGGTATCCCCATAATTGCCGGTTTGGCGTTTATGAGCTGCTCTAAATGCGTTTCACTGCTTCCATCAATCAGGAAGTCTTCATCTCCATACGCGTCCTCGTCTCCGTCGAATGGAAATGAATCGCCGCTCATCACCTCAAAGATAGCACAAGCGCGTGAGCCTGAATTTTCGTTCGGGTTGCATGGGATGTGTCGTCCATACTCGCCGCAGCGCGCTCGTGCGGCGTCGATTCGCGGTAGTGGTCGAGGTACTCGCCGACCGCGTTAATAAGCGACCAGCCGTTGTGCCCGAACTTCGCTGCGTTCTTTTCGTTCATGTAGATGGAGAAGATGACATCTGTGATGCCCTCACGGCGACGCCGCTGACGCTCTGTCTCGGTAGACCTCGCTGGGAACAGTCCAGCAATCACTTTGTCTACACGACCACTGGACGGACGCGTGTCGATTCGAAGCAGCTCCTCTGCATGCTTAGAAAACGCCTCAGACCATGCCGTCGAAAGATTGAGGACAGTACGGGCGTCTTCCATGACGAAATCGACGTTACGGGTGTGCCTGGCTGTGAAAACC